CTTATCTTCCAAGTGATTGATAACATCATTAACCACATAATCAGCACATACATTCATATTGTGTGGATTTTTGTGGTACTCTTTCTTAAACCTACCAACATGATTAAGTGCGACATGCAAGTTCTCATGTAGTATCAATGCTCGTAAGTTCAAGTCTGATAGTCCCTCAATAAACTTTCTACCATAGTATTTATTAAAGCCATCAGTCTTAGCAGTTGGACAATCGTCAACCACCTCTGACTCACCCAACATCATCACTCCACTATACAGAGCAGTTTCTGGGTGTTTCATCAAAGCGATATGAGCTTTCTTAATTCTATCCTCTGGGGATAGTCTGTGTGTCGTCATAGTATTTCTCCTGTCATAATTACATAATGTTAAAGTTATCCACCGCCCAGTCTGCTATCTCTTTGTTACCTCTAGCAATCTTGACTGACTTAGTATTTCTCATCATCATAGTAAAGAAGATAGCTTGTATCTCGCTACTCTTAATTCTATTGATGTACTTCATAAATGCTGTCAAGTCGCTTTGCTGTTTGATTTTGTCAACAGCTTGGAACATCAACATCAGTTGAGCAGAAATACTATCTGGCATGTTGGTTGTTTCTGGTTTCTCAAGTATCTCAGTAAAGGTTGGTAGCTCTTTCTCAAGTCGCAAGAACGCCGACATATCAGCACTTGCACTCGCACCAATCGTACCACTCAATGCACACATAGTTAGATTGTCGCCTAGCTTATCTCTATTATCCACAATCACACTAGCTTTTTCTAGTGAACGAGGACTGACAAAGGACAATACAGGTTTCTTAGGATTGAAGATGTATGGATTATCTTCCTGTCCACTATCCCTGTAACTTGCAAGGACTCTAGGGAATGTGTGTACAAAGGCTCGTATCAATGGGTTGACTTCATTCTCAGTCGCCCATACTAGCCAATCTTCCACTTGTGGTTTCTCCATTTCTACCAGACAAACTCTGTTACCAGCATGTGCCAACATAGTGTCGCCCAAACCGTCAGCTTGATTGTTAGATGTACCAAATACAATACTCCCCTTTGGTAGAGGTGTATCACCTACATATCTTTCCAACATCATTCTAGTAAAGATAACTTGTAGTAGCTTGGGTGATTTCATAAACTCATCTAATAGTATGAACTTAGGTTTATCACTATCAAGTTTAAACAATGAGCCAACATAACTCTCTAATGTTTTGGTATCATGGTTAGGAATAGTCATACATATGTCAGACATATCTTTTACAGGACAATCTACATAGATGTAATCGTACTTGTCGCCATATTTTTTCTCAATGCCTTTGAGTAGGCTAGTCTTACCACACCCTGCCTCACTCTGTATGATTGGTGTTAGAGTTTCTCCTATCGTAGGGATAAGAATTTCACACTCTTTAATCGTTGCTCTTAATTGTATAGCCATAGTTTTTACTCCTGTTGTTTTTGTAGTGATATTACTACAATAGTTAATAAATCTTTTTGTCTTTCTTTTATGTTTTTACCATAATAAATATTATACTACTTTACATATAATATGTCAAGTTACTGTATGAGTTTATTGTCTGGGTCAAACTTAACATCTGTGGTTTCAATATAAGGTTTTGATATATAAGCCAAGTCGTACCCATACGCACCATAGTACTCTTCTACTATGTCAGTAGTCTCTTCACCTACTCGTAGAAAACAAGCCGACATTCCAAACTTATCGTCATCGCAGTAATGACTTGCTTTACCAATGATACGATTATAACTCTGTACCCATTCATCTGTGTCATACCACTTGACATCTTCAAAAAACACATATAAAGAGCAGTTTTTCATATCAATGCCCTCTTCAGCGTTTGTCCCCTCACCATTTTTACCATTCGTAAGGTCTTTCATAGCACTATCACATTTAGGGTCAGCTTTGAGTTCAGCGATAAACAAGTGCCAATTTCTGATACTTTCCTCATCTTCATGGTCGTCCATTTGTACAGCTATAAGAACTTCACTACGATATCCCATTATAACCCCCCTGTTTTACTTACATAGAGTCCTATTCCACAAGACACCATAACCAACAATGGTATGAGTACAAGTATCGTTAGCTTTAAATACAATATAAATTCATTCATTATTCTTCTCCTTTAGGTTTATAGATGTATGGATTATCTTTATCTCTATTGTCGGTGTATCTTCTTTTTAAGTCTGGTAGTTTTTTAAGCACTTGAATATACTGTAGTAAATCCTTGTTATCTTTTACTAATACCTTGCTATCTTTATTATCTTGTAGATATTTCATTACTTCTTTTAGTATGTATTTAGCTTTCATCTGTGTAACCCCCCTTTGTTATTGATACCTTTCAGTAGTGATTTGTCGCTGACCACAACATAATTTGATTTGTGCATTGGTACAATCGTATGCTTTACTTTTAGAGCTTGATATTCGCCACACTCCATGCAGACATCATACCCAGCTTGTAATCTTTTCTTACTGTATGGACTACCACAGTCAGAGCAGATTGGTTTTATAGTTTTACTCATAGTTTTTACTCCTGTTTTCTGTAGTGATTTCACTACAATTAGTTAGTTAGAAATGCAACCTCTTGTTTTGCTTTAATTTCCATGTACTTCATCATAGACCCACATCTTATATACTCGTTCATTTCATCAGCAGTATCTAACCAACAACCACCGTTCTCTATACTAGCTAAATCACTAGGTCTACAATGTGATTGGTGTCTAGTGGTTGATACTGAATGTTTATCTTTACTACCTATCCAGATTCCAGCTTGTCTATCGTAGATGTACATAGGGAAGTGATAGCCATAACTGTATACGACATATAAATCTTCACTATATAAATCAAAAGCTGACTCATTTTCTGCGAAGATACTTGCGTTATGTTTTGCATATTTATTGAATGAGCCTTTAAATTCTTTCAGCTCGTTAACATATTGTTTTGCGTCTCTGTTTGCTACTCTCATAGTTTTTACTCCTGTTTTCTGTAGTGATTTCACTACAATTAGTTAGTATTAGCGTGATAAATTATGTATGTTTTTATCACTATAACTATTATACTACTATACATATAATATGTCAAGTTACATGTGGTCTTTATGTAAAAAAGTCGTACGACAAAAGTACCTTATGGCAGGATAAAAAGATATATACTGTGAGTACATGTACTCGTGATACACAATTTAGTTTTACCATGTATGTCGTATATTTCTCTCACTATATAAATTTTATTATTAGAAAAAGTGAACGCTTTGTAGGCGTACTTTTTATCTCAATATCACTATCTCAATATCACTATCATATGAAAGTTAGTCCCATGGTGCGTGCAGGAGCCTTGGCTATTACATGGTAGTCCATAACGCACAGCGATAAATACATAGTGAGGGATGCGATGGGCTTTAGTGTCCCTATCTAAATACTTAGAGGGGGTTTCCCATCTCAGCCCCAGCCCACTTACTGTACATATTATGGTAGAAACTTTACTTATAGAAAAACATAGTGAGAAGCCCCCACGGGCGATAGTGTACTTTGTGGGGTGAGTGGTCGTTTTCTTTCAAGTGTATAACTCCTTGTTTTTGTAGTGATATTACTACAGTTCACGGTTCACAAAGGGGTTAACTTTACTAATGGAACCAGAACTGGACTTATAGTCTTATGTAAAGTAAACTTAAGTGATTGTAATTATTAGTATTACTATAGTTATATTATATTATATTATGTTATTTTACTTATTTTTTTAGCGGTTCATAAGTTCACTCTTTTTTGATAGGACAATACCTTTCTGCTACAAACTATTACACCGCAAAAACAAGACGAAAGACCACAGGAAAACCAAAACCTATCCCCTATTAAAAAAAAGTGTGAACTTGTGAACTTTATAACAATATCAAACACTTAAGTGTGAACCAAAAGTTGAACCGAAGAGAACTAAATCGTGAACTTTAACTTTAGTCAGAGAACTGGTGATGTTAAGAACTGGTTACTATGTAACTGGTACTATAATAAAAAAAATTAGGGTTTACATATAATAAAGAAAACTGAAGTTTACATATAAAAATCTAGCGGAAAATTTGAGCCAAAAAAAATCCCTCAATTTTACTTGAGGGATTAAATAAACTTCCTTGTTATGCTAATGAAACTTTATAACATTTTCTTGATATCCTCAAATGTATATTTTGAGTTATCCATTTCAAGAAATACTTCCGCAAGTTTTTTAAGTTTGCCTTGTGCCAATATACTTTCTTGTGGACTTACTTTTATACTAGCAGATTTTCCTTTATTGCCTATGGTTTTATGTTGTTGAGCTAATGCCTTAGCTACTTGCTCAAATTCCTTAAGGACAACTTTTTCAACCTCAACCTCTACTTTTTCAGTCTCTTGAGGGTTTACAGCTTTCAAGTCATCTCTCAATTCTCCCCATTTATCCTTGATGTTAGTATCAAGATTTCTCATAAACCCTAAAGGTTTTTTATTACTTCTAAAATATGCGGATACCTCTGCATTATAATCTTTTTTCAAGGTTGGAGCGTCTTTCATACAATCATTAATTTTAAAATCGTATGTTTTATCCGCAATTTTTATTCCTTTAAGATTAATTTTATTTTTAGTTAAAAACTTTGCAATAAAACCCTCATATATTTCCTTATGGAGCTTAGGAAATGCGGTTTTAACTTGTCCAAAAGTAGAGCAATTTTTCAATTTTGGCTCAAAGTCATCAAGCTGTTTAGCTTGTGCTATTTGTCCAGCTTGTATATCATGCTTTTGTTCGTTCAAGTCAAACCATTTAGATACAACATTTTTTATATTTACTTTCATTTTAATAACCTCATTTTAAGTTTAAATTATTGTAGTACATATCACTACAATTCCTACTGTAGTAAAATTTCTACTACAGTTACTTACCATATTATACTAATTTCAAAATATGTAAAGTAATATATGACTTTTTTTTAAAGTAATGATATCAATAACTTAGAGTTGTTTTTGTAGTGAAATCACTACAATTCTTAAATGTTCCACATGAAACAATCCAGAAATACTTAAGCATATAATCATATTCTAATATACCCACCTATCCCCCATGTCCCACTAAATACATAACGCATACACTATGTGTATACATAGTAATTTACTCAAATAATCAGAAGAATATGTAAAGCCAAAGACCTACCCTCGTTATATGTAAAGTAGCCCCCTTATGAATTAAAAAGGCAAATCAAAAAAATTTTCTGCAAAATTTTCAAAAACCAAGGTATACTGGTTGAAGCCATAAAGCATGGGAAAAAAGCTTACCTAGATATCAACACAGGAGGCAACATGTATTTGATTGCAAAGATAATGGCAGCCCACCCACACCGTAGGATTAACGGACAGTATAGAAGGTTATACTATCGTGGAGTGATGCCACATAAACTATAGACAAAAAAATCCCTAACACTAGGCTAGGGAAAAGGTAATGACGATAACTCGAGGATGAGTTTTATTTAGGAGTCATTACATAGGGGTTATTCTATAATCTCCAGTTCGTACATCTCTACTATACAAGACTTTAGTATTAAGTCCAGCCCACCCCAGCCGCCATCAGAAGTGTAAGTGTTGCATAATTTCACACACTCTTTATCTTGATGCAGTAGGTAGCCAATACTGTAGGCTAGTATATGTTTTTCTTTGGTTATCTCTTCCACACTTTGCCACGAAGCATTCCCTGTGTGGTCTTTCCAGACTACGATAAATAAAGGATAGTTTGGTTTTTTATTCGTTTTCATCTTCTACGACAACCAGATGAGGCTTAGACTCAGGCTCAGGATTGTCTACAACATCTCCTGCTAATATACGTTTTATCATACTTATATTTTTTAATATATCTTTAGGGTGTACTTCAATGTGAGTTATGTTGTTTATGTCAGTGTGAATAATTTGTGCTTCTGGTTCAGCTAAGAGTCCTTTGATGTATAAATTATAATATGCATTCTCAAACTTTTTCTTAGTATCATAAGATAAGCCTAAGTAATAGTAGATAAACTTATGCTCGTCTTCTTGGGTCTCTATATCAAATAAGTCTAAATGTAGAACGCCCTCTTTATTTATGTCCATTCTCATAATAAATCCTCATAGTATTTTGTTGTCAACACTTATATTATATATTATACTCAGATTAAGTAAAGTAAGCTGCAATTAATGTACATAGGTGTAAACAGCGACACATGCAAGATAATTCTGAACATCCAGTTATTATACCTCATATTGAAGACAATATTGAATTGCCTAAGAATGCCCGTGAGGCCTTACCCGACATGTCTCCCGAAGAAGAACTTAGTATGAGGTCTAATACTGTAAAGCTTATATCAGACTTAGCAGGTGAAACGATAGAACCATCTCAAGATAATATGGAGCAAGCAGAAGAAGTTGCTAAACAAATGATGGTAAACCCTGAGTTAAAACCAGATTTTGGTACTTACCCTAATGAAACGATAGCCTATCTTGCTGGTATGGTGGCACAAACTAGCCACATGGTAGCTAAAGACCTGGCGGATATAAAGCTTACTGTACTAAATGGTCTACTCCAAGAAGCAACTCTAGCAAAATCATCACGAGAACGTATTGCAGCATTCAAAGCTGTAGGTGAAATAGACGGAGTTGACGCATTCAAGAGAAAAACTGAGGTAACTCATATAACTAAGTCAGGTGATGAGCTAGAAAAAGAACTATTAGCTACCATTAATGAACTAAAAGGCAAAGTTATTCACACTAAAGAAGTAGTTGAAGTAGAAGACGTTGAGGTAGATGATGATTAGCCCTAAAGATTTAGAGTTATTAGAACAAGCACTCCCTCAGATGAGCGAAACAGAGAGACAACGCAACTTAAAATTACTATTAGACTACAAAAAAGAGCTTGTTAAGCAAGCTGGTGGTAAAACTTTCTTAGAATTTATTAAACACGTCTATCCAGACTACAAAGTAGGAGCACATCATGCAAAATTGGCAAAATTATTTGAAGAAATTGCAGAAGGAAAGCGTAAACGGGTCATTGTTAACATCGCCCCACGTCATGGGAAGAGTGAGCTCATATCTTATCTCGCTCCTGCGTGGTTTTTGGGAAAACACCCAGCCAAAAAGGTTATCATGGCTTCGCACACTGCAGATTTGGCGGTTAACTTTGGTCGTAGAGTTAGAAATTTGGTTGGTTCGGACTCGTACAAAGATATATTCCCAGATGTCTCGCTCCAAGCAGACTCTAAGTCAGCGTCCCGTTGGGGTACAAACTTTAATGGCGAGTATTTTGCTATTGGTGTTGGTGGTGCCTTGGCTGGTCGTGGTGCCGACTTATTCATTATTGACGACCCTCACTCGGAGCAAGACGCTAAGTTAGGAAAACCCGATGTTTTTCTACCAGCTTGGGAATGGTTCCAATCAGGACCACTACAACGTTTAATGCCAGGTGGTGCTATCATTGTGGTGATGACTCGTTGGTCTAAATTAGACTTAACAGGGCAGATTGTTAATCAAATGATAAAGAATGATGAAGTAGACAACTGGGAAGTGGTAGAGTTTCCAGCTATCTTAGAAGAAGACGGCGAGGAGAGACCATTGTGGCCTGAGTTCTGGCCATTAAAAGAGTTACAGTCTAGACGTGCGGCATTAGACATAAGGTATTGGAACGCACAGTATTTACAAAACCCCACATCAGAAGAAGGGGCACTTATTAAGAGAGAATGGTGGAATATGTGGGAAGGAGAGAACCCACCCAGCTGTGAATTTATTATTATGACGCTTGACGCTGCTCAAGAAGCCAACAACCGTGCTGACTACAATGCCTTGACCACATGGGGTGTCTTTATGAATGAAGAAACTAACAACTATAATATAATTTTACTAGATGCAATTAAAAGAAGACTAGAGTTCCCAGAACTCAAAGAGTTATGTCTTGAAGAGTATAAAGCATGGGAACCAGACTCATTTGTAGTAGAGAAAAAATCAAACGGAGCTGCACTTTACCAAGAGTTTAGACGTATGGGTATTCCTGTAGGAGAGTTTACACCAGGCAAAGGACAGGATAAAATTAGTAGAGTGAACGCTGTATCTGATTTATTTAATTCAGGCATAGTATGGGCACCAGACAGAAGATGGGCACATGAAGTGATTGAAGAATGTAATGACTTTCCATCAGGTGCGAATGATGACCTAGTAGATGCGACAACGCTTGCCTTAATGAGATTTAGGCAGGGCGGATTTATTAGGTTGCCTAGTGACGAAGAAGATGACATTCGAAGTTTAAGAAGGTACAATCAGAAACGTCTGTATGTTATTTAACAACGGAGATAATTATGTTATACCAATTTATAAGAGAGAAACTTAAGTGGTTAAGAAAAATTCACACTAAATACAATTTAATAATAAATGTAGCATTAGTAGTGCTAGTAATCATTTGTATACTATAGGAAAAAATTATGGCAGATGTTGATAAGGGTTTATACGAAGCTCCTAAAAGTATGGAAGAATTGGCTCAGAACGAGCCTGATTTAGAAATTGAAATTGTAGACCCTGATGAAGTCAACATTAGTGTTGATGGTATGGAAATTAATATTGACCCCGACCGTATGGAAGACGATGAATTTAATCTTAACCTTGCGGAAGAAATGGAAGATGATTTACTTGGGGAATTAGCAGACGATTTAATAGAGGATTACACAGGTGATGTAAACTCAAGAAAAGATTGGTTAGATACTTATGTTGATGGCTTAGACCTTTTAGGTTTAAAACTAGAAGACAGAAGTGAACCGTGGGAAGGAGCATGTAATGTCTATCACCCACTACTAACAGAAACTCTTGTCAAGTTCCAAGCAGAAACTATGACAGAAACATTCCCAGCTTCAGGTCCAGTAAAGACACAAATCATTGGTAAAGAAACTGA